TCCGATCTAGCGGCCTTTTCACACACAGAGCTTCATCCACAGGGGCGGCGCGGTGCGACTGCAGAGCGTGACCGTCGTCTGAGCCCCGCATCCCCCGCCGCCGTGACCGTATGGAGGTGGCATGGGAAGCGTCCATGAGGCCGCAACATCAGGCGACCGCCTGAAGACCCTCCGTGCGCTGCGCGACCGCCTTGCCGAAGCGATCGACGGCTGCGACTCCATGCGAGACCTCGCCGCCCTGTCCCGCCAGCTCGCGGACGTGGTTGCGCAGATCGACGTCCTAGACCCGCCAAGGATCGAGATGAGCCCAGCCGATGAGGTCGCCCAACGTCGCGCTCGCCGGCGTGCAGGTGCCAAGGGTTCGGCACGCGCCCAAAACTCGAGCTAACGCCTGGGAGGACGTGGCCGACCTGGCCGCCGCCTACGGGCTGCACCTGGACCCGTGGCAAGAGAACGTGCTGCAGGCCGCGATGGGCGAGCGGACGGACGGGCAGTGGGCGACGCCCCGCGTGGGGGTGGCGGTACCGCGCCAGAACGGCAAGGGTGCGATCATCGAGGCGCGCGAGCTGGCGGGGCTGCTGCTGTTCGGCGAAGAGCTGATCCTGCACACGGCGCACGACCAGAAGACGGCGCGGATCGGGTTCGACCGGATCGTGTCGTACTTCGAGAACTACGACGACCTGCGCAAGCGGGTCAAGCAGGTCGGCACGGCGCTGAACCGCGAGTACCTGCAGCTGAAGACGGGGCAGACGCTGCGGTTCCTGGCCCGCTCGAAGAGTTCGGGCCGCGGCTTCTCGGCGGACTGCCTGATTCTGGACGAGGCGCAGGAGCTGTCGGACGGGACGTGGTCGGCGATCCTGCCGACGACGTCGGCCCGTCCGAACCCTCAGATCTGGCTGCTGGGCACGCCGCCCTCGCCGCTGATGAACGGTGAGGTGTTCACGCGGTTCCGGCAGGCGGGCCTTGAGGGCAAGGATCTGCGGTTGTGCTGGTGCGAGTGGTCGGCGGACCCGCGGGCCGATCTGGACGACCGGGAGGCGTGGGCGCAGGCGAACCCGTCGCTGGGTGCGGCGCGGGAGACGGGCGTGACGCTGGAGTCGATCGCCGATGAGCGGTCGGCGATGGATGACGAGTCCTTCGCCCGCGAGCGGCTCGGCATGTGGGACGACGTCACCTCGTCGCGGGTGATCGACGCGCAGACCTGGGATCGGTGCGCCGACTCGACCTCTCAGGTCGCCTCCGACATCGCCATCTCGGTGGACACGACCCCCGATCAGTCGGTGACGAGCATCGCCATCGCGGGCCTGCGCGACGACGGCCTGCCGCACGTGGAGGTCATCGAGCACCGCCGCGGCCCGCTGGACTGGGTCGTGCCGCGGCTGGTGGAGCTGGTGGGCCGGTGGCATCCACGGGCGCTGGTGATCGACGAGTACTCCCCGGCGATGGTGCTGGCCGACGACCTCGCCAAGGCGCGGGTCACGGTCACGGTGACCAGGACGCGGGACATGGTCGCCGCGTGCGGGCAGCTGTACGCCGCGGCGATGTCGGGGCGGCTGCGCCACCTTGATCAGCCGCTGCTCAATACGGCGCTGTCGGTGGCTCGTAAGCGCACGATCGGGGACGGCGGCGGGTGGGCGTGGCACCGCAAGGGCGTGGAGGACGACATCACGCCGCTGGTGTCGGCGACGCTGGCGCTATGGGGCGTCACGGCCGACAAGGGCAAGGTGCGCCGGCCTCGGCGGCGCTCAGGTAGCGGGAGGGTGGTGGTGCTGGCGTGACCCCGTCCATCTCCACGTCGCCCGCGATCTCCGGCCAAGTCCGAGGTCTGAGCGACCAGGATCAGCAGACCTTGATCGAGCTGCTCAATCAGCTCAATGCCAAGGCGCCGCGCAACCGGCTGCGGCGCCGCTACTACGACGCCAAGTACACGCTCCGAGACCTGGGCATTGCGATCCCGCCGCATCTGCGCACCATCGAGGCGGTGCTGGGCTGGCCGGCCAAGGCCGTGGATGCCCCGATACGGCGGCTGAAGCTGGAGGGCTTCACTTTGCCCGACTCCGAGGGTGACCCGCTGGGCGTGGGCGAGATCTGGGCGGCCAACAACTTGGACGTCGAGGCTTCTCAGGTGCACACTTCGGCGGCACTGCATGCCGTGGCGTTCCTGACGATCACCCAGGGCAGGCCGAGCGAGGGCGAGCCCGAGGTGCTGATCATCGGCCGCAGTGCAGAGGACGCCACCGGGCTGTGGGACGCCCGACGGCGGGCGCTGCGCGCCGGGCTGAGCGTCACCGACCGGGATGCCGAAACCGGCGAGCCGGTCGAGATGGTGATGTACCTGCCGGGCCGCAACGTGATCTTGCGTGGCGATGATCGGCGTTGGTCGGCCGACTCCCGCGACCATGAGCTGTCGGGCCGGGTGCTGATGGAGCCGCTGGTCTACAACCCCCGGCCGGGTCGCCCGTTCGGCTCCTCTCGATTGTCTCGGCCGGTGATGACACTGACAGATGCCGCACTTCGCACTCTGGTGCGAAGTGAGGTCACGGCTGAGTTTTTCTCTTCACCGCAGCGGTACGCCCTCGGCGCCGACGAGAGTGCCTTTGTCGGCCCGAACGGCGAGATGCGTGGCCAGTGGGAGTCGATCATCGGCCGCGTGTGGGCGATCGGCCGCGACGAGGACGGCGAGATCCCGCAGGTCGGCCAGTTTCCGCAGGTCAGCATGCAGCCTCACATCGAGCACCTGCGGATGATCGCCACCCTGTTCGCGGCCGAGACGTCGTTGCCGGTGTCGGCTCTGGGCGTCGTTCAGGACAATCCTTCTAGCGCCGAGGCGATCTATGCGGCCAAGGAGGAGCTGATCATCGAGGCCCAGTGGGCTGCCGCGAGCTTTGGCGCGGCCTGGCGCCGTGCAATGCTGACCGCGCTGCAGCTGCGTGATGGCGTGCGGGAGCTGCCGTCAGAGTGGCTGGCACTGCAGCCACGCTGGCGCGACCCGTCAATCCCGTCGCGGGCCGCCGCAGCTGATGCGGTCGCCAAGGAGGTCGGCGCCGGCATCCTGCCGCCCGACTCCGAGGTGACCTATGAGCGGCTCGGCTTCGACCAGGCGACGATCAACCGCCTGGTCGCCGAGCGGCGCCGTGCCCAGGCCCGGCAGCAGCTGAGCACCTTGGCCGCTGCTGCGGCCGCCGCCCGCCAGAACCCGGTCGTGGCCGAACTGGACGCGCGCCGTGGCGACGGCGGCTGAGGTCGCCCGGCACGCGGCGGCACTGGATGACGTGGTGTCGCTGGCGTATGCCGACCTGGCCGCCTGGTGGGCCGGCTTGGACATCGGCGATGCCGCAGCGGTTGCTTCGGCGCTGGCCGACTATTTGCCGGCGCTCGTCGCCCTGTACGGCGACGTGGCCGCCGCACTGGCGGCCGACTTCTACGACCAGGAGCGCGAGCAGTCCGGCGCGCCCGGTGCCTATCGGGCTCGCATGGCCGATCCGGTGCCGCCGGAGCAGGCTGCGGCGGTCGCCCGGTGGGCGGTCGGCCCGCTGTTCGGCGGCGAGGGGCCGCGGGCGGCTTTGGAGCACGCCGCCGGCGGCGCCCAGCGGATGATCCTCCAGCCGGCGCGGGACACCATCGACCTGTCCGTCCGCAGCGATCCCGCACGCCCCCGGTGGGCGCGCATGCCGCGCGGGCGGAGCTGCGCGTTCTGTCGGATGTTGGCCGGCCGTGGCGCGGTGTACTCCTCGAGCCGACAGGCCGGCGAGATGCGCTCATGGCATAGCCACTGCCGGTGCGTGCCGGTGCCGGTGTGGCCCGGACAGGACGTGCCCTATGACGCCGACGCCCTGGAACGCGAGTATCAGGCCGCCCGCGAGCGCGCCGGCAGCGGCGACACGCGGAAGATCCTCGCCCAGATGCGCGCCGACCTGGGCGTCAAGTGAGACCCCCCGCCCTGGTGGCGGGTGCTGTACACGATCCGACGATCCGAGCCCCAGGAGGGCGACGAATGTCCGACACCCACGACGGGACGGTGGAGACCGCCGAGACCGCCGACGAGCGGCCCGACCCCCAGGAGGGGCGGGAGCAGCAGACCTTTGGGGCTGACTACGTGAAGAAGCTCCGCGAGGAGGCCGCCAGGTACCGGACCGAACTTCGGCGGCTGAAGGGCATCGAGGAGGCCTACGCCACCGAGCAGACACGCGCCGAGAAGGCCGAGCAGCGCGCCGCCGCCGCCGAGGCGCGCGCACTGCGCCGCCAGATCGCCCTTGAGCACCGGCTGAGCGCCGAGGATGCGGCGCTGCTGGATGCGGTCGTTGACGAGGAGGCGATACGGGCGCTCGCCGAACGGCTGGCGCAGGGCAAGGCCGACGCCGGCCGCGCCCGGGACGGCGCCTACGTGCCGTCCGAGGGGCGCAACACCACCACCCCCGCACTCAACAGCGATCAACTGGAGCAGGCGCTGCGGGCCAAGCTCGGCATCGCCTAGCGCCTGCCGAGAGAGGTAGCCATGGCGATTACAGCGCCGACCGTCACCAGCGACTTCTCCGGCTTTCTGACGCCGGAGATGTCCGAGCCGATCTTCGAGGATGCCGCTCGACAGAGCGTGGTCATGTCCCTGGTGCCCCGCGTCCCGCTGGGCATCAACGGGCAGAAGATCCCTATCGTCACCAGCAAGCCGACCGCGTCTTGGACGGCTGAGGCCGCGGCCAAGCACAAGACCAAGGGCGAGCTGGGCCTACTGGAGATCACCCCGCACAAGCTGACCGCCATCGCGGTCATGAGCGCGGAGGTGGTGCGGGCCAACCCGGGCAACTACACGGGCCTGCTGCGCAGCCACCTCGCTGAGGCGTTCGCCGTCGCCTTCGATTACGCCGCCCTGTACGGGCTCGGTGGCGACGGCACCGGCAGCGGACCTTTCGACCATCATGTCGCCGAGACCACCAAGAGCGTGACGCTGGGCACTACCGCCCAGGCCGACGGCGGGCTGCACGGCGACATCGTGGCCGGGCTGAAGCTGCTGGTCGATGATGGCAAGCGGTTGCGCGGTTTCGCCTTCGACGACCGCGCCGAGCCGCTGTTCCTGGGCGCGGTGGACGCCAACGGCCGCCCGATCTACATCGACACTCCACTGGAGGACACCGCCGCCGCGGCCCGGCCCGGCCGGCTCATCGGCCGGCCGTCCTTCATGAGCGAAGGAGTGGCGCACGAGGATGCCGAGGTCGGCACCTACCTGGGGTTCGGCGGCGACTGGCGCAAGGCCGCCTGGGGCGCGGTCGGCGGCATCTCCTTCCGGGTCAGCACGGAAGCCACGGTCACCATCAACGGCCAGCTCACCAGCCTGTGGGAGCACAACCTGGTGGCAGTGCTGGCCGAGGCCGAGTACGGCTTCGTGATGGCCGACACCGAGGCGTTCGTCGCCTACCTGACCGACGTGCCCGGCGGAGACGAGTGATGGCCGCCCGCAAGGTCACGCCGGCGCGGGTGACGCTGATCGCCCCGGCCGGCACGCGGGTGACGGTGGCCGCCCAGGCTGTCGACCGGTACATCCGGCGGGGCTACCAGCGCCCGGCGCGCAGGCCGGCGCGGCGCCCCGCCAAGTCTGAGACGCCCAAGTCTGAGGCGTCCAAGCAGGTGCCGGGGACGTAGAGAGGGGGGGGCTGGACATGTGGGCGACGTCGCAGGACGTGCGGGACCGCTGGCTCGCCCCCCAGCCCATCCCGGCGTCCGATGCGCAGCTGCAAATACTGATCGCCGACGCCGAGGATGTGATCATCCGGGAGTACCCCGACATCCAGTCCCGGATCGACAGCGGCGATCTGCCGCTGGCCCGGGTGGTGCGCGTGGTGGCCCGGATGGTCATCCGCGTCTTGCGCAACCCCCAGGGCATCCGGCAGGTGCAGCAGACCGCCGGGCCGTACCAGGCTGCCACGACCTACGGCGGCGACGAGCCCGGGGAGCTGTACCTGGCGGATGAGGATCACGCCGACCTGGCGCCGGCCGTCCGCCGCGCCTTCTCGATCGACACCACTCCCGTGGAGGCGTGGCCGTGATCTTCCCGCACGGGGAGACGGTCGTGCGGATCAGGCGGACGCCGGGCGGGATGGACCCGTTCGGTGACCCGATCGGCGATGCCGAAGATCGGCTGGAAATCCCCGACTGCGGGGTGGCGCCCCGCCGCTCCGGTGAGCTCATCGCGCCCGGCCGTATCGCGGTCACCGATGGGGTGACGGTGTACGCGCCGCCCGGCGCGGACGTGCTCCCGTCGGATCGCCTGGAGGTCCGCGGCGAGGTGTACGAGGTGGACGGGCAGCCCGCTCTGTGGCGCAGTCCGTTCACCGGCTGGGAGCCCGGCATGGAGATCCAGCTCGTCCGCGTGCAGGAGGGAGCCGCCTGATGGATCGGGTGCGCTACGTGCCCAGCCGCCGCAGCGTCGGCGGCTGGCTCAAGTCGGGCGAGGTGGCCGAGCTGGTGCGCAGGGCCGCCGAGCGTGGCCGGCAGGCTGCCGCTCAGATGGCCCCGCGCGACACCGGCGCCTACGTGTCCGGGCTGCAGGTCACCACGCGGGTGCATGGGGACCGGCAGACTGCCTTGCTGGAGGCGACCGCCCGGCACTCGGCAGCGGTCGAGGTCCGGGATCGGGTGCTGGCCCGGTCGGTGGACGCGATCCGGCCATGACGCCGTATGTCGACGCCGAGGCGCTGCTGGTGGCCGCGTTGGCCGATTTCGGCGAGGTGGGCACGGTGCTGCCCGACGGCCTGGCCGATTTGCCGCTGTACATTCGCGTGCGGCGGGTCGGCGGCGCCGACGACCGGATCACCGATGCCGCTCGCATGGCAGTGGACGTCTTCGCCCCCACCCGGGCGGCGGCGTGGGAGCAGGCCCGGCTGATCCAGCAACACCTGATCTCCGGCCCCCGGGCCATACCCGGTGCGGGGATCATCGACCGCGTCCGCACCGAGGTCGGCCCACAGGAAACTCCATATGACACTCCGGGCGTGCGATGCGTCACCGCGATCTACGTGGTGTCGTCGCGCCGCCCGCACTGATCAGTCAAGCCCGCCCGGCTCCATCGCCCCATGCGGGGCTTTCTATGTACGAGAGGGGACGGGATTATGCCCGCCTGGGACGAACTGAAGCGTCACCAGACCCACCTGATCCGCAAGGCTCTGGAGGGCAGCACATTCGTCGCGCCCACGTCGGCGCAGCTGATCACGGCGCTGACTGACGAGAGCTCCGAGCTGCTGGCGCTGCCGGACGGCTACGTCGACGTCGGGCTGGTCAGTGACGACGGCCCTCAGTTCGGCGCCGAGGTCGAATCGTCCGACATCACCAGCTGGGGCCACGTCCAGCCGACTCGCCGTGACATCATCAGCGACGTCACCACGCTGAGCATCGTCCCGCAGGAGACCAACCGGTGGACGGCCGCGCTGTACGCCGGGGTCGACCCCGACGCCCTGACTCCGGACGCGACGTCGGGTGAGCTGGTCATCGAAAAGCCGACTCGCCCGGCGCCCCGCTATTACCGGGTCCTGACGATCGGCGTCGACGAGTCCGACGCCGGCGAGATCTACATCGCCCGCTACCTTCCGCGGGCCAGCGTCACCGACAAGGATGACCAGGCTTTCCAGTCCTCCAGTGACGAGGCGCTGAGCTGGCCGGTCACCCTCACCGGCTATCTGGACTCGGTGGCCGGCTACGCCGAGGCGTTCTTCTTCGGCGGCCCCGGCTGGAAGGCGCTCTTGGCCGACATGGGCTTTGGCGTCACGCCGTGATGACTCCGTGGCGGTCGGCACCGGGCGGGCCCGGCCGCCACGGACCATCCCCCATGCCCGCCCACGAGTACTGATCGAAGGAGCCCGCCCATGCCCCCACGCCGCTCCGGCAACCCCGCCCGCGCCACCACGGAGAAAAAGGTCTACTCGCTGGCCCGGTACAGGGAGGAGGCGGCCGGCGACCCGTTCCGGCTGGAGCTGGACGGCGGTGAGATCCTGGAGATCCCCCGCCCGACCGGCGCCGTCATGATGTCCATCAGCGAGCGGTACGCCGACGCCGATCAAAATCCGCCGAACGTGCGGGACCTGCTGCGGGACCTGCTCGGCGACCAGTACGACGCCGTCATGGAGGTCCTCGGGGGTGAAGACTTCGCCGTCATGGTGGCCTTCATGCGCGACTTGAGCAACCACTTCGGCCTGGGGGAAGCCGTCGCCTCGCTGGCTTGATCTCCCGCTACGGAGACGCCATCGAGGCGGATCTACGGCAGTACTACGGGGTGGATCTGCTGGACGTGTGGCGGTCGCGCCTCACGCCCCGGCAGGTCCTCGTGCTCATAGACCAGCTCCCGCGTCACAGCCGCTACCTGGCGGCCGTGGCCGATGATGATGAGGTCGCCGATCAGCTCGCCGACGAGCCGGACGGCCCCCCGCCGCCGCCGCCGCTGACCGAGTGGTCAGCCGAGGTCGAGCGGCTCACCTTGATCGCCGACCGGCTGGGCGAGCTGATCACCCTGTTCGCGGCGGTCAACTCCAAGAAGAAGCCCCCGCCGTACCGGAATCTGCCCCGGCCGGTCACCGCCCGGCAGCGCGCCGAGCGGCGCCGGCGGGAACGCAAACGCGACCTGATCGCCGAGCGGCTGGCCGCCGCCCGCGCGGCCGGGCGCCCCACGATGGCCGATGTTCAGGCGGACCCCGCCATGCAGGCCCGTGTCCGCCGCGGCCGGGTGGTGTGGCCTACCGGCACCACACCCTGATCGCCTTGACGATCTTGCGGGCCTGGTCCTCGGTGATCTGGGCGTGCCCGCCGGACAGGCGGAGCACGGTGTACTCCTCGATGGTCATGCCGGGCGTGCCGTTGAGGATCCGCTCACAGATCATGTCCGCCCGGCGCAGCGCCCGCTCCTCGCTGGCCACCAGGCCCGGGTCGATGCGGGCGATGTAGTCCAGATACGCCCTGGCCTGTGCGGGCGTCGGCGTCGGCGGGATGCGGTCCGCCTCGGTCGGCGTCGGGGTGGCCGTCGGGATGGACGGCTGGGTGGCCGGGGTGGGCGCTGCCGTCGGCGTCGGGGTGGGGCTCGGCGCCGGCGGCGGCGCCGCGACGGTGGTTGCCGTTGGGGTGGGCGCTGCAGCCCGCCCGCCCCCTTCCGGCTCCGGGATGAGCGCCCCGAGCGCGGCGAGCAGCACAGTGAGCCCCAGCAGGCCGCCGCAGCCGACGCCGGCGGTCTTCGTCCATGACTTCATGGCGCTCCTAGTGGCGATTAGTGGACAAATTGCACCACCTAGGACGCGCTGCCCGTCCTCGCGGTTGCCAAAAGTTTGGGAGGTGAGAGATGGCCTTCCAGGCTGGCACGGCTTTTGTTCCCGTAATCCCCTCATTGCGAGGATTTCAGCGGGAGATCGCCCGTGTCGTAGGTGTGAGCGGCCGCGAGGCCGGGCATCAGTTTTCCGACGCGTTCGGCCGTGAGGTCGAGCGCGAGGCCCCCAGCATCGTCACCAGCCTCCGCAGCGGTCTGGGCCGCCTGAACACGGTGATGACCAGTGTCGGCCTGGCCGGCGGCGCCGCCCTGTCGGCTGCGCTCGTCAAGGGCCTGGATGTCAGCCGTGCCCAGGGGATGATCCGGGCGCAGCTTGACCTGACTGCGGCCGAATCTGAGCGGATCGGCGCCGTGGCCGGGCGGCTGTACGCCCGCGCCTATGGCGACTCGATGGATGATGTGCGCGCCGCGATCGTGCGCGTCATCCAGGACATGGACGGGATGCGCACGGCGTCCAATGAGACGCTGGAGCAGACCACGGCTCGTGCGCTGACCGTCGCTAAGGTGCTGGATGAGGACGTGGGCCGCGTTACGTCCGCGGTGACGAACCTGTTGCGCACCGGTCTGGCCAAGTCGAGCGCTGAAGCTTTCGACATTCTCACCAAGGGTGCCCAGATCGGCGCCAACCGCACCGGAGATCTCCTCGACACGTTCGAGGAATATGCCGTCCAATTTCAGCAGCTCGGGTTCACCGGCCAACAGGCGCTCGGACTCATCAATCAGATGTTGCAGTCCGGCGCGCGTAACACCGACCTCGCCGCCGATTCTTTGAAAGAGTTCATTATTGAAGCGGCGGCAGGTGGTCCCAAGGTCGTCGGCGCACTGAGGGAAATGGGCCTGAACGCCGACGATTTGGTCGCGAAATTCGCTGCCGGCGGCCCCCAAGCGGCTCAGGCCTTTGATCTGGTGATGCGCACCCTGCGGGGGATTGAGGACCCGCTCAAGCGCAACCAAATCTCCGTTGACCTTTTCGGCACCAAAGCTGAGGACGTCCAGCAGGCATTGCTGGCGCTGGATCCCTCTACTGCCACCCGGGGACTTGAGGGGCTTGCGGGGGCCACCGACCGCGCCGGGCAGGCGATGCAGGAGACCGCCGCGGCGAGGGTTGAGCAGTTCAAGCGCAGCTTGGAGCAGAACGTCACCAACTTGCTCGCCGAGAGCGTCATTCCGCGCATGGAAGAGCTCGGGCGGACCGCCTCCAGGCTCGGCATCACTCCGGCCGGGATCGTCACCGCCGGCGGTGCGCTGCTGGGCCTGGCCGCCGCTTATAAAACCGTCGCCCTGGGCGCGCGGATCGCCACCGCGCAGATCGGCCGTTTCTCGATTGCTAATGCGGTGGCGACGTCGGCGCGCAATATTGCCGGTTTCGTTACCGGCCTGCGCAATGTGAACGCGGCGTTCGCGTCGAGTGCAACCCTCGGCACCCGCCTGGGTGCGGCGCTGCGCTCCCAGATCATGCTGTGGCGACAGCAGGCCGCGGCGGCGGGTGTGAGCACTGGTCGGATCATCGCGAATGCTGCGGCGCAGCGAATCGCGGCGGCGGCGACTCGCGTGTGGGCTGGTGCGCAGCGGCTGCTGAATGCCGTCATGCGCGCCAATCCGATCGTGCTGGTGGCGACGGCGCTCGGGCTGCTGGTGGCCGGGCTCGTGGTGGCCTACAAGAGGTCGGAGACTTTCCGTAACATCGTCCAGTCGGCCTGGAGCGGCATCCAATCTGCAGTTTCTACAGCCTGGGGATTCATTCAGCCGATTCTGAACACTATCTGGGGGTTCATCACCGGCACCCTGGTGCCGATTTTCCAGCAGCTCTGGTCGGTGGTGCGGACCGTCTGGAGCGGCATCCTGACCGCTGTTCAAGCTGCCTGGTCTTTCATCCAGCCGATTTTCGGCTTCATCGTGAGCGTCATCCGCGGAGTCCTGCAGGTGGCGTTCATTGTTCTGCTCAACACGGTGAAAATCGCCTGGATCGGCATCCAAATTGCCATCAAGGCAGGCTGGGCGATCATCCGAGGGATTTTCACCCTCATAAAGGCTTTTATCACCAACATCCTGGCTCCGGCATTCAAGTGGCTGTACAACAACAGCGTTAAGCCGGGCTGGGAGCAGATCAAGAAAATGATCGCCGGGGCCTGGAATTTCATCAGGCCCATTTGGGAGCGCATCAAGTCCTGGCTCACCGGCACCCTGGCCGATGCATTCCGGTCGCTGCGGTCGGCCGCGCAGACTGCATGGGATCGGCTGCGGTCGGGTATTTCCAGTGTCTGGAATAACGGCATCAAGCCGGTATTCGACCGCCTCAAGCAGGCGGTCGGCGCGGTCCGGTCGGCGTTCTCGACAGCTGTTGACGGCATCAGGGAGGTTTGGGGAAGACTCCGGGACATCGCCAAAAAACCGGTCAATTTTGTGATCGGCCTATACAACAATGGCATTGTCCGCCTGGTCAATCGGATCGCGGATTTTGCCGGGATTGACACCCGCCTGAAGGAGATCCCGAAATTCGCGACCGGCGGTGTGATGCCTGGTTACGCCCCGGGCAGGGATAGCCTGCTGGCCGCCGTCAGTCCCGGTGAGAGCATTTTCCGGCCGGAGTTCACGCGGGCGGTCGGAGCGCGGTGGGTCCAGACTGCTAATGCGATCGCCCGCCGTGGAGGCCCGTCCGCGGTCCGCCGATGGCTGATGCGCGGTGGCGACAAGCTGGGCGGCGAGGGCATCGCGTTCTCACGCGGCGGGATCGTCCCCGGCTTCGCCGGATTCTTCAGCCTGGGTGGCATCGTCAAGAATTTCCTCGGCGGCCTAAAGAATTTCGCCTTCAAGAATGTCGAGCGCGCCTTCCGCGGCGTGCTCGACAAGATCATGGGGGGGATTCCCGGGTCCGGTGTCCTGCGTGATGTGATCGCTGCGCTGCCAAAGAGGCTGATCGACTATCTCGTCACCTGGTTCAAGGGCAAGGTCGGTTTGGGGGGCGGCCCCTCCTTCCAGCGGGCGCTCATGTTCGCCAGGGCGCAGGCGGGCAAGCCGTACTCGTGGGGTGGCGTCGGTCCGAACGGGTACGATTGCAGCGGCTTCATGTCCGCCATTTTGAACGTCATTGAGGGCAAGAACCCCTACCAGCGGCGTTTCACGACATTTTCTTTCACCGGCGCCCAGCAGGGCCCGGCAGGATTCGTTCGAAACAAGCGCTCGGCTTTTGAAGTTGGCGTCACAAATCGCGGCGTGGGTCATATGGCTGGGACGCTGCTCGGGACGCCGGTGGAGTCGCGCGGCTCGGCGGGTGTGGTGGTTGGAGCGGGTGCCCGCGGCGCCGATCACGCCCTATTTGACATGCGCTATGGCCTGGTGCGCGACCAGGGCGGCCCGATCCCGCCCGGCACCTGGCTCGTGCACAACGGCACCGGCCGTGCCGAGTGGGTGCTCACCGAGCGGCAGTTGCAGGCCCTGGCCAGTGGCGTGGCGCCCAAGGCGGGCGCCCGGCGGCGGGGCGTGATTGACCTGCGGCGGGGCGGATTTGACCTGCTCGGGCCGACGCCCGCGCCGCCGAGCGCCGCGCAGAAGGCGCTGCAGGCCATCCGGGACCTGATCACCCAGCTGACCAAGGGCCTGCCGCCGGCCGCTGAGCGGCTCAATGACCTGCTGTCTCAGATCACTGAGCAGATCAAGAGCGGCCTCTCAGGGCGGACGGAGAAGCGGGCGCTGCAATGGGTGCAGCAGCTGCAAAGCCGCCTGGCCGACCTGTCCTCCCGCGCCCAGCAGGTTGCCTCGCGTATCGCTGAGGCGATCGAGTACGCCGGCCAGGTCACTGACCAGGCCCGCGAGTACGCGTCGGTGCAGTCCATCGGCGCGACGACGGCGCAGGGACTGCTGCGGGGGCTCACCTCCCGCGCCGATGAGGTGGGCGCGCTCGCCGACGCGATCACCGAGCTGCAGCGGCGAGGGCTGGGTGGCGGACTGCTGCGGCAGATCATCGGTCTCGGTACCCGCGAGGGCCTGCGGCTGGCCCGCCAGCTCCTGGCGGCGCCCAGCCTGATCCCGCAGCTGAATGCCGCCCAGGCTGCGATCGATGAGGCCACGGATCGGCTGGGCAAGACCGCGGCCGACGCTCTCTACGACGCAGGCGCCGGCGCCGCCAAGGGATTCCTGACCGGCCTGTACCGGCAGCAGGCCAGGCTCGATCAGATGTTCGACGACCTGGCAAAGAAGTTCGGCGACCGGCTGCTTCGCTGGGCGACCCCGTCCCAGTCGCAGCCGCGGGTGCTGCAGCCTGGCCCGCTCACGCTGGTGGGCGGTCAGGCGGCGCTCGCCACTGCCGCCCCCGGCCGGGTGCTGTCCGATGCCCAGTGGGCGGCCGTGTCGGCCGGGACTCGGGGCGGGGACGGGGCGGCAGTCACCTACAACATCTACCCCAGACAAGCCGTGATGACCGTGGCGGACCTGGATCGGCTGACCCGCGTCCAGGAGGCCCGGGCTCGCGTGGGAAGGCCGCGGTAAATGCCCATCCTCGCTGGTGTTCGTCCGGCGCCCCCCGTCCCGCTTCCCGGCGTCGGGTTCGCGGTGGCGACCTACATCGACCCCGCGGGCGAAGTGTGGCCGCTGACCGATGCCGAGGCGGGATATTTCACCTTGTCTGAGGGTGTGTCCGGGTTGGACGTGGCCCCGTATGAGCTGACCAGGGATGCTCACCCGCGTGGCGGATCTCGGCTGCGGCATGCCCAGCCGGTCGAGCGGACCATCATCTGGCCGTTGTACGTCTACGGTTCCGATCACCAAGATTTCATCGACAGATGGCGGGCGCTCGGCAAGGCGTTTGCGCGGACACTGCGGGAGGGGCCGGGGTGGCTGGAGATCGCCCGGCCCAACGGGCAGCGCCGGCGCATCCAGGTGATCTACCAGGAGGGCTTCGAGGGGCGCGGCGAGCAGGGGTACGGCATCGTCTCCGATACCGCGGTCATCTCCCTGTACTGCCCTGACCCCTACTGGCAGGACTCCGAGCCGGTGGTGGAAACCCGGGAGCACGGCGCCGGTGTGGATTTCTTCGCTCCCTTCCCTTCGGTGTCGTCGTCTCAGGTGTTGGGTGGCACGGTCTTGTACAACCCGGGCGATGTGGAGGCGTGGCCGGTCTGGACGATCTCCGGCCCGGCCAGCAAGGTCACCATGACGCATGAGGACACCGGCGAATCTTTCGAGATCACGCCGATCGGCGGCGATCTTCAGGAGGGTGACCAGGTGACGGTGACCACCGATCCACCTCGGGTGCGCGGCCCGGGCGGTGAGGTGTGGACGGCGGCGCTGAACTGGCCGGGCGCCACCCTGTGGAGCCTGCAGCCGGGGCCGAATCGGGTGTCATTCCAGCTGGACGGCGCTGATGCTGGCAGCGCCGTCCGGGTGGAGTTCTATCCCCGCTATGAGATGGCCTGATGATCGAGCTGCTGGTCACCGAGCAGGACCTGACACCGGTCGGCGATCCGATCGACGGCTGGCTGTCGCTGGACTGCACCAAGAAGTTCAACGAGCCGGGGTCGGGGTCGGTCGAGTTGCCCGCCTCGCCGGAGGTCGCCGCGGCCCTCGGCGAGGGTCGCCGGCTGGTGGTGATGCGCGACGGCCAGATCTGGATGGCCGGGCCCATGGAGGTGCCGCAGGAGTGGGAGGTCGGGTTCGGCGAGTCCGGCCAGGCCCCGCCCGGCACCATCACCGTGCACTTCAGCGATGACCTGGCGCGGATCGCTGGATACATCACCTGGCCGGACCCGGCGGTGGCGTGGTCATCGCAGCCGGCGGGGGCATGGCGGACGATCACGGGGCAGACCGGCGAGCAGATCATCCGGACGCTGGTCAACGAGAACTGCGGGCCCGGCGCCCGGCCGGACCGGCGAATCCCCTCCCTGGTGCTCGGCGCTCCCGCCGGGGTCGGCGCCGTCACCAGCGTGAACACCCGCTTCGAGGGGCTGCTGGAGGCGTGCCGCCGGGTCGCGATCGACGGCGGCGGCCTCGGGTTCCGGACTCGGCAGGTCGGCGACCAGATCGTGTTCGAGGTGTACGCCCCCGCCGACCTGTCCGGCACCGCCCGGTTCTCGTTCGGGCTCGGCAACCTGCGGCACTTGCGCGCCAAGATCAGCGCGCCGACAGTGACGCACGCCCTGGTGGCCGGGACTGAGCTGGAGTTTGACCGGGCATTCGTGCAGGTGGCCGATGTCGATCAGGCTGCCCGGTGGTACCGGGTCGAGCGCTTCATTGACGGGTCGGCCGAGACCGACGATGACGGCGAGCTGACCCAGGCCGGCAGGGAGGCGCTTGCCGAGGGGGCGGCGCCGGTAGAGCTGGCAACGGTGACGGTGGACACCCCCGACCTGCGGGCCGGCCGCGATTTCGACCTCGGCGACAAGGTGAGCATCCAGCTCCCCAGCGGCGCCGAGGTGGCTGACCTGGTGCGCTCCATCCATCTGCAGGCGAGCCCGACCGGCGGCGAGTACGTCACGAGCCTGGTCGGCTCCGCCGAGGCCACCAGCGATCCGGCGATGGTGCGGCTGGTGCGGGACCTGACCAGGCGCGTGGGCCGCATCGTGGCCCGATAGGAGGACCATGGCAGAGGTATCGTGGCCAGACCCGGCGGACGGCCGTGTCGTCGACGACCGGCAGTATGAGCTGCTGGCCGCCCGCTTCTCCGACGACGGCCTGTACGGCAGACACTCTGACCCCGCCCCGGTGTACGCCGACGGCACCGGCATGCACGTCAAGGTCCGCGCGGGCCTGTACGGGTCGGTGCGCGGCCACGGCTGGACGTCCGGGGACGAGGATCTGACCCTGTCCATCGGCAGCAACGGCAGCGGCCAGACCCGCACCGACTTGGTTGTCCTGCGGCTGGACCGCTCTACTTGGACGGTCCGCGCCGCGGTCCGGCAGGGCACGCCCGGCGCGGGCCCGCCGGATCTGGTGCAGCAGGAGGGGGCCACCGGGCTGTGGGAGATCCGGCTCGCACAGGTCACCGTCCCCAGCGGGGCTACCGCCATCACGGCCGGCAATGTGACCGCCCAGCCCCTGCGGGTGGGCACCCGCGTGCGCGTGCAGCATTCGGCGTGGCGCAACCCCCGGCCGGTGTCGGGGGAGATCGCTTACGAGCACGACACCGGCCGGTGGGTGGGCTGGCGCGGTACCACATGGACGCCGCTGGGGCCGATCAGCTACGAGTCCGCCCAGGTGGCGGCCAGCGGGTCCACCCAGTCCGGGTGGGAGACGCTGGCCACGAGCACGTGGGTGACCCGCTGGGGCGGCGCCGTGCTGCTCCGGCTGGGGTCATTCCGCCGCACCGGGAGCGCAATCAGCTCCGAGTCGCGCCTGCCGGGGCTGATCCCGGCGTCATTCCGCCACCCGAACCTGACGTTGCGCACTGCGGTGATGATCGGCAACGTCGGCATCGGTCACGTAACCGTGTACCCCGCCAATCATGAGCGGGCCGGGCAGATGTGGATGACGCTTGGGTCCATCTCCACGGGTGTGGTGCTGCAGGGCACGGACATGCACTGGGTGCTGCCGGGGGTGATGTGATGCGGCACTGGTTCGGGCAGTCTCTGACTGACTGGACTTTCACCGTCGGCGGCGGCGGCGAGGCCGTGCTGGCGGGCGGCGTGGAGATCACCTTCTGGAGCCAGCCGGTCGGCGGTAGTCGGTACACCGACCTGCTGGACGAATCCGGGACGTCGATCACCTCGGTCGTCTCCAGCGACGGCAGCGGCGGCCTGCCGCTGGGCACGATCCCTCGCTTCCAGGGGCCGTCGGACGTCACGGCCATGTGGGCGGACGCCGGCGCCGGTACCCGGTGGCTTATGCTCGCCACCGATATCGGCGACGTCATCCCCGCCGTGGAGCAGGCCCAAGGGCAGATCGCCGCGCACGTGGCCGGCGACAACCCGCACTCCACCGGCCTATCTGACCTGGTAGACGTAGACGCCAGCAGCGTCCCCGCCGATGGGGACACGCTGATCTACGACGCCGACACCGGCACCTGGCGGCCGGGCGATGTCCAGGGCATCCCCGCGGTGACATTGGACGGCGCGCAGACGATCACCGGGCCCAAGATCCTGCAGCCGCCGGACGTCAACACCACGCCACTGCGAATCCGATTCTCCGGCGACCGCAACCCCTCCACGGCCAGCCTCTTCCTGGTCGAATACCTCGGCCTGGATGGGCAGTCGCCTCCGCGGCGTACCACTGAAATCAATGAGCGCGGGATGCTCAGGATTACGAGCCCGGTCGAGCCGCAGGTGATGCTGCGGCTGCGCGCCGACCCCGCTCAGACGGCCGACGCTTTGCAGCTCACAGATCTCAACAACGTCCCGCGGATGTGGGTCGACATCGCCGGCCGCGTCCGTGCCCCCAACATCTCCGTGATCCCGCCGTTCGGCATCGCCGGGGAGGTCGCTGTCCAGTCGGGTGGCGGCCGGTGGTACAACGACACCGGCCAGTCCCTGACCATCCGGTCTGTGCGGGCCAGCGTCGGCACGGCGCCGGTGGGTGCCGACCTGATTGTGGACGTCAACATCAGCGGTGTTTCGATCTTCACTGCCGGCAACCGGCCGACCATCCCGGCCGGCAGCAACACCAGCGGCGCGGTCACCGCGCTGGCTGCCACCACGATCCCGACAGGCGGCTATCTGACCGTCGACGTCGACCAGGTGGGCAGCAGCACGCCGGGGGCCGACTTGGTCGTCCAGATCCTGGCCTACTAGGAGGGCAGTGTGGCGCATCTGGGCACGGTGGCCACCGCCACCGTCAACAGCACCTCGGACACCTGCGCCCTGACCCTCGCCGACGATGTCCCCGAGGGCGCCACGCTCCTGATCGCCTGCGCGTGGGAGAGCGCTGCGGGCGCGCTGCCGGTCGTCGACACCGTCGCCGACGACCGGGGCAACGCCTATTTCGGCATCGAGGCCGGGATCAACGCCGGCGTCACGGTGTCGGTTGCGATCATCAGGGGGTACGTCGCCACGGCGCTGCAGGCCGGGGACGAGATCGCCATCACCCTGACCAGCGCCAGGGCGAGATGGGCCGTCCAGGCCGACGCCTTCGGCGACCTCGCCGCCGAGGAGCCGGTCGACACGTCCACCAACACCGGTTCGTCATCCTCCCTGGCCACGGGCGCCGTCACCGTCGCCGGCCGGGCGCTGCTGTATGCGGCGTTCGGCTTCGGTCAGGGCCGCACGCCTTCGATTCCCGCCGAATGGTCAGGCGGGCCGAAGGTGGAGACCAGCGCAGGCTCCGCAGATCGCGGGTTGCAGGTCATCTGGCGGTATGTGGACGACCCGGACGGCTACGCGGCCACCCTCACCCTGTCCAGCAGCTCCACCTACGCGGCCGCCTTGGCCGCCTATGAGATGGCGGAAGAGCCGCCGCCCCCGCCGCCCGCCGGTGGCGACTTCGGGTGGGGTGTCATCCCGATCTGAAAAGAGGTGTCGCCACGGTGTGGCTCTGCGAAAATAGATCACGACGCGGGGCGATGGCATGACCAGCGAGCGCACGCCCCAATCCGCCGAGCTCGCGGCGTTGCGCGGGGAGGTGATGACCTCCCTGGCCAGGATTGAGGGGGACGTGCGGCTGGTGCTCCAGCAGATTGAGGTGGCGGTCAGCCGTCTGGATGGGCACGCTGCCGAATTGCGGCGCCTGGATGATCGGCAGGACGCGTTGGAGCGTGCCGCGGTGACCCGTGACGAGCTGGATCAGCGGCTGACCCGGATGCGCACCCAGGACGACGAGCAGGCCCGCCGCCGCCTGACGATCATCGGGCTAGTCCTCACCGCGGTGTCCATTGGGGCGTCGACACTGACTGCCGTATTCATCGCCGTCCTCACCACTCCGTGAAGGGGGGGCAGCTTGAAGCTGGAGAAGCGCGCGGCATTCGGCTGGCCCGCGACGTCCGCCCCCTATGCGCCCTGCGATCAGGGGCTGGTCGTCCACTACGACGGCTCCGATCAGGGCCTGGCCGGCAAGAGCCATGA